ACCTGTAGACTCGGGGCAAGTGTCAACAGGTATTTGTTCGCCGTGGCTATCAGGTCGGCGGCGGCGAGGAAAGTTTGACTTTGCGAAAAATACTGAGTGTAAAAATCGGTTGTTTGGAAATCTTCTTGCGAGGCGTCAAGGCTATCCGTAACAAGCTCGAATAGGTTAGCTAGCACCTCGGCTAGTTCGAGCGCTTGGGTGCGTGTCACTAGATCCGAGATAGTGGCTACCTTGGCGATAGCTCCTAGTGCGGCTACCATCGTTAGTTCCGAGACAGCGGCCTCGTTACGCGCGATCTCCGGTTGTCTCACCGACGCCGGCAAGACTTGCGTGAGGCCGTCGACTAGATCGGTATAAACCGACCCTTTAGCCTGGCCGTCCCCTATTCCAAGCGCAGGCAGTTGCGTTAGTTGTTGGAGTTGACCGGCTAAAGAGTCGGTGAGGATCGTTGTCTGTGTCTTCACGTCGTTTACGCTCGCCTGGATTGCCGTGATCGCGTTATCGAGGGCGTCGATTGAGTCGTAAAGTGGTTTCGTTGTAGTCTCTAAAATCAACGTAGCTTTTGTCGTCGCAGATTCCACCGCCCTCGAAAACGCCTCTGATCGTTGGTTTAGGTTGTCGGCGAATTGCTGCGCGGCGTTCGTGTTCAAGTCTTTAATTTTCTCGTCTACCAGCGCTGCGAGCTCGGCCGCCGTAATCAAAGATACCGGGTCAAGGGGCTCGATCCACTGGGTTTCAATCGCCGTCACATTACCCGATTTTACGGGGTCGTTGAGCTCCCTAACCGAGACGAGTTGCAACTCTAAAAACCCGTGTATAGGGTGAATAATTTCCCAAGTTCCAGTCTCACGGCAAGCGGTGAAAAATTGGTTAGCCGTCTTGTCGTGTTGCTCGCCCTCGAAAAAACAACGCACATTGTAGCGAGTACTGTTCACATCGAGATCCTGAACTATGTTCCCTTTGACTTTCGGATAGGCGAAAATCCCAAGCTTTTTATTAAAATCTCGAGGGCCGCCTTGCCATTTGGCGCTAAACGTCGCGCCCTCGGGTGAGGTCAATTCAATGGAATCACGAACGCGAGCTTTCCAATCGTTGGGCCCGTTCTCCAAAATGTCTTTTATTTGGTCGATCAATCCCATTAGTTAGACCCCGCCCGCTTTTTGTTTACTGTAGTTTTCGCCGGACCACTAGACGATCTAGAGCTCGAATCTACCGTTATTTGTTGCCCGAAATCTTCGGTAAGGTTTTTGAAATCGAGGTTAATATCGACGCTTGTGTTTTGGTCGAATGCGCCGGCTAGACTGTCCGCGTTCACTCTCGGAGCCCTAGCGGGCGGAGCGGCCCCATTTTTAGAGTCCCTTAGCCCGATTTCTTCGGCGAGACCCATTTGCGGTAGACCCATATATTGTTGACGAGCCTTGCGCACGTCGTCAAAAGTCTTTTCTTCCAGTAGATCAACCGACGCGCCCGCCTTAACAGAATCGATCGCTTTTTGCGCACCGTCTAAATTCAGGTCGACACCTAAAACCGCCGTCGCCGAGGCTACCAATGACATCACCTTGCTTAGTCCGCTAGCAAACAGATCAACAATCCAGTTCCAAGCTTTCGCCATTGCGTTAAAAATAGCGATCCCCATATTCACCATGGCCAGATTAATCTCGTCGACCATGCCGACTAGTGTTTCGCCTATCCTATCCGCCCATGTGCCCAATTCATCACGGTACACCCAAAGGACTGCTATCAACGCACCGATCGCCATAATGATCAGCATGATCGGGTTTAATGCGGTGACTAAGTTGAAAATTTTCATCGCTAGGGTCGCGGCCCCGAGCGCTATTTTCAACGAAATTATCGCGCCGCCTACCGCGACGATCAACGGTTTCCAATCGACCATAAATTGATAAATGCTTTTCCAATCGACCATAAATTGATAAATGCTTTTCCCAACGTCGATCAAGGTTTTGATCCCGTCGATCATTGGTTGCGGGTTGAAATTTTGGATAGCACTAATCGTCGCGTCAAGAGCTCCCGGAAAAGCATCCTGAAAGGTCTCAAGGATCTTAAAGCCGAGTTCTATTAGGCTTGACTGCAAGACCTTCAAACGGTTGCCAAGGCCCTTACGCATCATCTCCGCCATCTTAGCCGAGGATCCCCGAGCCTTTTCGAGTTCCGTGCGGTATTTCCGCGCCGCGCCTACACCTTTTAGCATGATGACATTAGCGCCGGCTATCGCGCGCTTGCCGAGGATGGTATCGAACGCGGCCGATCGTTGCTGTGTACCCATATTGGCCGTTGCTTTTTCGAGATCTTCGAGTATATCGATCGCGTCTCGCATATCGCCGTTATTATCCGCGACGACGACGCCTAGTTTTTTCATCAAATTTTTTGCTTTGTCCGCTGGCGCGGCAAGCTTTAACATCATATTTTTGAGCGTCGTTCCGGCCTTCGATCCCTTGATACCCGCGTTACCCATTACGCCCGCAAGCGCGGCGAAAGTTTCAACTGATTGCCCGGCGGCGGTCATCACCGGCCCGCCATCTTTCATCGTTTCAAACATATCCTCGAGGGTTACATTCGCACTAGTGGTAGTCGCGGCGAAAACATCATTTATTCGATTGAGGTTTTCGGTCAAAACCTCAGTATCTTTTGAGTTCATGTTGAACGCGCCGAGCGCATCGGACGCGATGTCGGTAGCGCGAGCAAGATCCATATTTGCACTAGTCGCCAGGTCAACAACCGAAGGCAACACGGAAACCGCTTGTTTCGCGTTAAAGCCCGCCATCGCTAAAAACTCGAGCCCTTCGCCAGCGGCCTTACTCGTGAATTCGGTTGACCCTCCGACTTTGCGTGACGCGGCCTCGAGCTCTTTAAAGGCCTCGGTACCACGCCCAATAGACTCGGGAAATTTAGCGCCAGCGCTCGTTAGTGCTTGATCCAAGCCAACAAAATCACCTGTAACCCGGCGCGCGCCCATAGAGATTAAAAAGAGACCATGCGATACCGCCGTAGCTCCGAGCATACCGCCCATAATTGATTTCGTGCGCATAGCCGCTTTGTTGATTTTCTCGAGCGACTTTTTGACTCTATTGCTTGTGGTATCTGACTTGCGCGCGATCCGGTCTAACGCCTTCGACAACTGATCGCGTGATTTGAAAACTACAACGACGGCCGCATCAGTTCTAGGCATGATTCAACCTGCTAACGACTAATTTGTGTTTGGTTTCAGGAGGTCTTTTTCTTGAGCGCTTTATTGATCTCAATGTGCGCATCGTACCAGTATTGTAGGTCCGAAAAACACATATTGTCAAGATCTTCTATCGTCACATTGTCCCGAGAAAACAAGGCGATCACCATATGTTCAGTCTCGGGAACTATGCGACTAAAAAAAGTAGCGCCAGGCTTTCGGCGGCGGCTAGATCCTTGCCTACCATCTTGTCGTAAATCGCGGCCCCTTGCCCGCTGAGCACACCGAGTAAAGTGTACATACGTTCGTACTCGCCTTTGATCTTACGCAGTGATTTACGGGCTCGGCCGTTCACCTCGGAGTATGTGATCTCTTTCAGGCCACCATACTCACGCAAAAAAGTTTGTTTGACTTTTAGCCCGCCGTCCGTCTCCGTCACCTCTAAAAGTCCACTTCGAACCGCCCGCAAGAATTTGTTTTTAACGCTTTGGGAAGCGACCTCACCGTCGCCGTCGTCGAGGTCGGTGAGGTCGATTTGATAGAAGTCCGCTAGGATCTCGAATTGCTCGTTTGCGATCTCCTCTGATATTACGTATTTGTCGCTCATTTCTGCCCTTTCAAAAACCGCTTAGAATTTTGTCCAGTCGCCCACCGGCTGAATAGTGCAAGCAGTTCTGTTTTCTTCTGTTTCGTTGTTCTCGATCTCGAAAGTACCCTCACACCGATAGGAATCCCCGGCGGCGTTTTGGTAGGTAATTTTCACGAGATCTAGACCCTCGGCGAAATCCTTCAATACGAGCCTTTCGTCGGCGTCCGTGATCAAGACCACGCCCTCGACGGCCGGGATCCGTTTCGTCATCTTGCGCATTGCGCCGCCCGACGTAGGAACCATAGCATTTTCGTACTGTGTGAAAATCTCGCTGAAAGTCGCATCCGCCGCCACATCGAAAGAGATCCCCTCGATCGTGAATTTACGGACTGATCCGGCTATTTTTCTAGAAGCCATATCGCCGCCTCCTATCCGAGTAGTACAGCCAGACTAGTGTCTGCTTGTACCTCAGTGTCAAGGATCGCGCCTTCGCCCGATACGAGTATCGGTAGCGTTGCGTCAAATCCGGTTGCGCCGGAGCGAATAGAAACCTGCCCGCCCTCTTGCAGTTTGCCGACGGTAAACGCGGCGGAGTAGATCCATGCATGCGATTCGTACGAAGTCGCAAGAGCGACGAGATCGTCGATAACGGCCTCGACATCACGTGCCTTTTGAGCGTCGATCGAGTTCGTGACTTTCGCCACGTCCGCAACAATCGAAATCCCTTGCCATTTTTCTTGAGAGAAATTGACAGTAACGGAGTTCAAAATGTTTTGAACGATCGAGATATTGCGCATTGAGCGGTAAAGGTTGCTCGATACGGGCACGTCGTCGGGATGGTAGAACGATACTACATTTTGCAGATATACCGCGCCGGATTTGATGATAGTCGGCGAAATACCCGCTTTCACGGCAGTGTCTCTACTGTCATAGCTCGAAGTCCAACGGTCGGAGGCCGCGCCGGGAATTACTCCCGGGAGCAATTGACCGATATACGATTGCGCCGCACGTGTGTTGTTGATCTTGGCCATCACACCGATAGCTATCGCGGCTATCTCGCTCGGATGGTTAGGCGATCCCGGTACCGCTATCACGCCACTAGCGCGATCGGATTTCCGATTTCCGCCGAGAGTTGTGAGATCGGATAGACCCGACGAGCCGGCGGCGTTATCGCCCGTGAGAACCCTAAACGGCCGCGCTACGAGTTTGTCGTAGAGTCCGGTCGCGTCGTTGCCCGCGCCTACGTAGGTTAGGATCGCGTCGAGGGTTGTGGAGTCCTGGAGATACCCGTGTACAACGTCCGTAAACCAGTTCTCGTTCGCGTCATCACCTGTTCCGGTACCATCTAGCGCGTCGGATATATCCGCCGTTCCAGCGCCCGAGGCCATGGCTACGATCGCCACGGTGATCCCGGCGGGAGTTGTTTGATTAAAGCCCTCGTTAAGAGAAGCAATAATTTCGTTGCCCCAAGTCCCTTTTGATTTGGACGTGATGGTAACAACGCCGAGTGCGGAGCTCGCCGACACAGGCAGATCTTGATCCGCTGTGATAGCGGCGGCGATTGCCGTAGCAACGTCCGCAACGGCCATACCACTCGTCAACGTAACAGGCACATAGTCACCCGCAATATACAGGTTCATCGTGCCCGCTTCGGTTGTCGCTCCGGTGATCGTGATCGTTCCGGTAGCGGCAACTGCCCCGCCGGGCTCGGCTTGCGGGCAAGCCCAAGTCTCTACGCCATCGGAACCGGCGAAAGCCGACTTAACGAGCCTGTGTAACATGCTCCCGAATCCGTAGCGGTTGCCCGCGTCCTCGGGACTGGTTAGGAGTTGTGGGACTTCGTCTGTGATCGTTGTTTTCGCAGCGTCGTACGTGCCGATCACGAGAATTTTTCTCGGTAGATTATCCGCGCCGGATTTGAATTGAACGTTATTAACGCTCGATCCAACGGCGGCGGCTAGGCTACTAGCGCTTAATGTCATAGTTTAGCCTCTTGTTTTTCTTTGTATGCCCACACCTTTTCAGGGTGGATCTGATTTGGTTTTTCATCGGGCGTGATTACCTCACCGGTCTCGAAATCCGTGATCGAGCTCCCGAATACGTGCAACGGCTCAATCACAACGTCACCGCCCGTTTTCGTTACTGTCTTTGTCCACAGCTTATCCGCCTTGTTTATCGATTTCCCGAAGGGATCCGATTGTCCCGGAGCCTCGAGATCGAGCTTATGACGGTAGTTCATTTGATCCTCAGTAAGCATCAGATGAAAAAATGTTTTCCCCGCCGCCGGGTTGCCGTAAGGAACTTCTACATATGCGTAGATACCATCCTCGACAAACGGATCGGAATCGTTGTAGTCGGGCAGTTTGTCGGTTAACACGTCGTAATAGTTCATGCTGGCCCCGCGTTAGTAACTTGCACACCCTGTTTAGTGTCCGTGTCGTCATCGTTAACAATGTCAACGTCGATCGTTGTTGGTTGGATAACTCCCTCACCGTCTACGTTTAATGCCTCGTCGCCTGTGAGCTCCTCGTAATAGGTACAAGTCAGATTCGCAGACCCTACCATCGTTACGAGGTCACCTCGAGGGTGTGGGGCGTCTTTGTTGAACCCACCGATCCAACGGCTAGCCGCTACGATTCCCGGGCCGAGATCGAGCTCGGCGTTATCCATCAATACGCCGTAGACGATTGAGAACAGATCGTCAATTGAGTCGTCGGCGAGACTAGACGCTTTTTGCATTGCGGCCAAAGCCGTCGCTTTTTGCGCCTCGGTAGACGTTGCACTCTCTAGCGTAGCAACGTCTACCACCGCCGCTTTCGAGGCGATCAACTCGATTCTAAACGTCATCTCGTGCCTAACCGGGCCTCGGAGACCGGCCCCGGATTTCGGAAAATTCCCGCTCGTGTAAAACACCTGGACGGATCGACTATCGTCAACATTGAGTTTCGCGGAATCTCTTTGCCTCTGATAGCCGACAGTCCGGTACCTACCCGCCGCGCCGGTCCCTAGAATAGTTATTAGATTCGCTTTGATCGTCTGGAAATTCATACTGATTGACTAACTTTCGTGAGTTGCAATGTGATCCAACCATATGATCGCCCGCCTTGCAGCGGGGTCTCGACGATATATGTTTCAAGCTCGCCCGTTACCGTGGGGGTCGAAGGTATCCTAACAGACCAGTTCTCACCGTCCGCCGGTATTGTAGGCAGAGACGAGCGACGTACCGTCACAACCGGCGTATCGATGATCATTTCCGCGCCTGTGGTGGGGTCATAGCGCCGAGTGTCATAGGCCACTTGACCCATCACGGTAACAGACTCACCGGCCGGAGAAATGAGAGTAACGGGCAACCCGAAATCACCCTCGAGAAGATCCTCTAAGTCTGATTCTACGAGTGCCCGCATGTCCACCATTACTCGGCCTTATCCTTTGCAACGATCTTTTTCAGTGGCTTGGTATCGGTTTTCGCGCCCTTTAGGTGCTCGGGTGCTAACTCGTCAGGAATATTCCTAACGAATTTTTTTCCGCCGACATATACCGTAACGTTTTCAGGTAAGCGCATTGTTAACCCTTCTTTCGGCTACGTTTTTTCGGTAGTGGCTCGTTATCTTCGATCTCGCCTTTTAGTTTCGACTTTTTGGTGGCTGCCTTTTTAGTCTCAACTTTTTTCGGCTCCGGTTTCGGCTCCGGTTTCGGCTCCGGTTTCGGCTCCGGTTTCGGCTCCGGTTTCGGCTCCGGTTTCGGCTCCGGTTCGACCGGGATCTCGAGCGAGAGATAACCCTTTGCCCTAAAAGCCTCGATAGACTCCAAGGGTAAAGAGCCCTCGGGAACCGACTCACCTTTTTTGATGATTCGATCACCGAGAGCTAAACACGGTTTTTCAACCAACCAACGCATTACGGCGTTATGTCAATGACGACCACAGAGTCGACCATTGTAGGGATAAACACCGGCGCGCATTGTGTCCGGATCATGAGTGATTTTTTGTGCTCTGGCACTATCACATCATGGTGGAACATTTTAGGATCGATCAACCCGCCGCTAGTTGCGCCCATTGGCATGGGTGCGGCCTCGGGAGAGAACCCAAAGAGCTCTTGATAATAAGCTTCCTCACTTGCGGCCATTGGTAGACGCTCGCCAGGTCCAAAAACCCTATCCATACGGGCATCGGTCGAACCGATGATAAATTTATCGGCGGTCAAATACTTGGTGTATGTGCCCGAGGCATTATCGTAACCGTCGAGATAGGTGAATAGGTGTAGCGTGTGACCTTTGGGTGTGTCCAGCATGCCACGGAAGGTGAACCCATTATCTACTAGATGCTGGAACTTAGCAGGCAACGCGCCATTTGTGGTGATGTAGCCTTGATCAACCCTTCGATTGTCTGCATTGGCAAGGATTTTTGTATTACCCAAAATGCCCGCCATTGCTTCCGCGCTCGCAAGAGCAAAATCCGGGGTTACATGGGCATCCTGACGCACGAGTTCACAACCGGTGTCGATGTCGCCGAGGATGTTTGTTGCGGCAGTTAGCCAACTGGCGGCGGCGGTGAAAGTGTGGGTTGATTTACGTTTGAAATCGTAAATCAACCCGGTGTCGGTCGTGCCGATAATCGCGGGCATTTTACCCGTGAGAATCACTTGTGAGGCTAGCAAC